AACGAACTACTACCAAGACTAAGATACGACGACGCTATTGATGTAGTGTAAACAGAAACAGAAGCACCTAACGATAAGTTGTAAGCACTGATACCACCCAACGATACAGCTATTACGTATTTGTTCTGTTCGTCACGTTTAACAAAGTGAGTGAATAATTTATCAGAGTCTGTTGAAGATGCTTGTACGTTCTTTACGTAGTTAGTCGGTGGTCGTTTTACCAACCCTTCTACAACAGTAGCCCAAGCATTTACCTGCTCGTCACACTGACCGGGGTATCTTAGGTTATCGGGTTGTTGTGATACGCCCTGAGCTAAGTTAGGTACGCTATTAACTAATAACGGCATTATCTATCTAGTACTCTGAGTACGCTGTAGTGATCAAATATCGTTCTGTCTGATGCTTCACTGTCGGCATCTATAGCCCGTGCCTTAGCTTCTATCTCGTCACGTGTTGCAAAGCCTTCTATCTCACGACTACCTAAGAAACGATTAGCGAAGATTCGGGCTGCTTTAACTGTGATGTAGTGTCGGAACTGTTCAGGTAGTTCTGTAAAGTCCAACTCAAAAGTAATGGAGGCTTTAACCTCCTTAGACCAGACATCCGTGTGATTCTTCCTGTCGTATAAGGTTAGTCCACGCTGTACTGGGTCGTTGTCTGTATAAATTTCTGGATCAAGATCAACCCGTAACGTATTTGATGGCAGGTTTATCTTGCTGGTTGCGGAGTCAGGAGTAAGTGTGTATTCGTGTTCCGTGTTGAAATGCCAACCTTCGGACTGTACGGCTCTGCTAGTTTCATCAAGAGTATTCTCCGCTTGAACAACGGTAACTGGTACGGCTGTTCCTCCTAATGTATTTACTGGTGCTTCTCCGATGACGCTAATCATCGTGTTTACTGCGTTAAGTTTTGTAGTCAGAGCCATAATAAGAAATCTCGGAGAAGGGAGCGGAACGAATCACAGACCTCCCAACACCGAGAGAAACAGGGTTACTTCTGTAATTCGATAGCACACTCAGGACGGAGAACTCCGTGACCCATAGCGTACTTAGCAACAAAAAG